CTTACTTCGATTCTTCGTATAATAGAACCGCCTGGACAAACGTTGTTCCGGCGGACTCTATTAAATCTGTGTTGTTGATTGAGGCTACTCGATTAATCGATACTTATTTCGTCTTCAATGGTTTACCTACTTCCCCAGATCAAGCTTTACAATGGCCTCGTACTGAGGCTCTGGATATAAATAGAGAAACCATTGCAGATGATGTACTGCCTAACGAACTGAAAAATGCAGTTTGTGAAATGGCTTATCATCTCCTATCAAACGGCGGTCTGACGCTGAATGAAATCGAATTTACAAAAATAAAAGTGTCGTCTATTCAGCTGGATTTCAACACCTTGACATCATCCTCTGGTTTTCCAAAGAATGTCAAATTGATGTTGGCTCCTTTTGGTAGCTGCACAATTACTGGTGCTAGTGGTATTACTCAAGCAAGGTTAGTACGTACATGAGTTTAGCTCAAGCCGTTATAGATGGCGTAATCAAAGCTCAGGCAGCTCTGGGTAATTTGGTTATCGATGCGGTGCTCAAAACTAACCCTGTTAGCAACTACAATACGGCTACCGGTACAAATGAAGTAAGTTATACTGATACAACTATTCAGGCTACTCCGGTTGCTTGGGAGTTTAAAGAAATTGACGGTAACTCGGTTCGTGAAGATGACGTAAAATTGTTGGTCTTCAATACCAGCGGCTTGCTGAATATCAATCAAAACGACAAGATTTCAATGTCATCAGAGATATTCAATGTTAAGAGAGTTAAGAAAGAACGTGTTGGGCTATTCTCACCGGTATTGATTGTTCAATTACGAAAATGAGTGTCAGTGGAAAATGGGATATTAATCTTGGGCGAGTTAAGTCCAAGATTGGTGAAGCGGTAAAAGAAAAGACTGTAAGAATTGCAAATTTTTTATTCACTGAAATAGTGAATGGTACTCCGGTTTATACCGGTCAACTTAGAGCTTCGTGGAATATATCCGCTCAGTTGCCCAATTATTCAACCGTAGATACTGGTGGCGATAAGGGTGCTCCACTACCTCCACCAGTTTTACCAAAATTATCAAATCTTCCAGATTATCCAACCATATTCATTTGTAACGGCAAAGTATATGCCTCTATAATTGAGTATGGTACTGCTAAGGCAGCACCAGCCGCGATGGTCAGATTAGCAATTGCAAGGTTAAAATGAGCTTTACACTTGAAAAGAAGACTATCGAAGAGTATTTCGCAGGTACATGGGGTTCAACGACTCCGTTGTATTTCGAAAACATGGTTGCGAATAACTCTGACGATGAGTGGGTTAGATTAACCATTCAGAATGCGGATTCTTTCCAAGCTTCATTGGGAAATAATCCTGATTATCGTTATTTAGGCGTTTTATTTTTTCAGATTTTCGTTAGACCTAATACCGGCTCTGGTAGGGCTACGGCGTTAGTTGATATTATCGAAGAGTTATTTCGTTCACAAACTATCGGTGGTATCACATTCAAAGTCCCTGTAGTTCGAAAGATACCTGCCACAACCGAATGGTATCAAGTCAACGTATCCATAGATTTCTTTAGAGGAGAATAGTCATGCCCTTTCAACCTGGTACCAGCAATCGTACTGCTTTACGATATGTGCCTGAAGTAGTATTCGGCACGACTCCGGCTAACCCAGTATTCAAAGAACTGCGTTATACCGGCGAATCTATGAATTTCAATCAGACATCTATTGTCAGTAACGAAATTCGTGCTGATCGTAATACTGGCGACAGTATTCGAGTCGATGCAGATGTTACAGGTGATATTAACGCCGAATTGTCCTTCGGTACTTTCGATGATCTCATCGCAGCCGCCTTGTGCAGTTCGTTCCCAACACCGCCTGCCGGTACTGCACCTGGTACTGCAGCAGCTACTGCAGGCGCTGGTACTCTTCCAGCCGCGACGTACTACTACCAAGTCACCGCTATCGGCGCTACCGGCGTCGAATCTCTCCCGACGTCTGAAATGTCCTTAGCGGCTGGCGCAAATACGGGTGTGAACGTTAACTGGACCACCGCTGCTGGTGCAACTGGCTACAAGATTTACGGCCGAGTCACTGGTGGTACGAAACGTTTGCTCGCTACTGTTGGCGTGGTACTTACTTGGCTCGACAATGGTTCGATTACTCCAAGCGGCCCAACAATTCCTGTTACGAATACTTCTAGTATCCGCAATGGTACGAGCATCCTGTCATTCACGTTCCAAAAGCACTTCCAAGACCTGGCAGTTCCAGTATTTCAACTGTTCCCAGGTGTTCGCATCGGTGGCATGAATCTGGATTTCCAGACTGGTCAAATCTTGACTGGCTCGTTCAATGTGATGGGTTTGTCGGCTACCGTCGGTACCTCACAAGTATCGGGTGCGACGATCGTCCCACTCGGTGCCAATCAATCGGTTCTCAACTCTGTTACCAATCTGACCACCATCCAAAAGAATGGTGTAACGATGGCGGCAAGTATGAAGTCCATGACAATGGCTCTGAACAACAATCTCCGTGGCCAAAAAGCTATCGGTACGCTTGGTAATAAAGGCGTAGCACTTGGTCGCTGTGAAATTACTGGTAACATCGAATTGTACTTCGAAGATTTGGTCGAGTACAACTCCTTCATCAACGCATCGTACTTCTCGCTCGGCTTCCGTTTGGCCGATCCAAATGGTACCGATTACTACGACGTCTTGTTACCTCGTGTTAAGTATGAAACCGGAACTGTTGTCGCAGGTGGCTTGGATCAGGACCTGATGATTTCCGGTACATATCGTGCAGTTTACGATGCATCCGAAGCAGCAATGATTCGAATCAACAAAGTAGATGCATAATCATCCAGTGCGCTCTGAATTTATTAAAAAGTAGGTACGCAGTAGCATACGGGCTACCTACTAATTAATAAGTTCAGAGCGCATGCGGAGCGTCAGAGAAGCAACAGAAGTTCAATTATTATAATAAGGATTACATCATGGCATTGATTTTTGACCAGAAATTAAAGAGCATCGACAGCGGCGTGTGGGCAAAGTTCGAAGATTCAGAATTCCTCTTAGCCAGCGCAAACAATCTCAAATTCCAACGTGAGTTGGCCCGTCTCCAAGCACCTCATCGTCGTAAATCCGACCGCGGTCAACTTGACCCAGCAATCATGAAAGACATTCTGTGTGAAGCAATGTCAAAGACGATTGTTCTGGATTGGAAAAACGTTCAAAGCACTGATGGCCAACAAGCCGCATATTCGCAAGAAAATGCTTACTTGGCCCTCAAAAACTCGGATGAATTCCGTGAATTTGTGCAGGACTATTCAACCGACCTGCAAAACTTCAAAGCCACTGAGCGGGAGGCATTGGGAAAGTCCTAAGTCAGTACATTGAGTGGTGGGTTCAGTGGGGCGAGCAAGTAGCATTTTTGGAAGAATTGGAAGATGCTGGTAAGCGAGCTAAGGCTTTAGAAAATAAGCCTGACATTGAAGACGATATGAAAGAGTATGTCGAGGCCTTCGGCATACTCTCCACTCAAAGATCAGTAGGAATGGGGCCTAATCCAATTTCACTGGCAGATATTCTGGCTTATTTACAAATTTATGGGGCGACGTGCATCGAAGAGTTTATGTTTCACATTCTTGCGATGGACTCGACGTTTCTAGTAAAGCTCGCAGAAAAGCGTGAGCGGGAGAAAACCAATGGCAGCACTAGTTCCAAGCAGTAGCCCTGATGCAAGTTTAACCGTAGTAGTCGACGGTTCTAAGGCTATTGCTGGAACTAAGTCTATCGAAAATGCATTTCAAAAAATGCAGAAAACCGGTACTGACTCTGTCAATAAAATGAATAAATCCATGGAAAGCATGGAGAAAATGATTTCCAAAGTAGGGGCGAGTCTTCTCGCCTTTTTTGGTGCTCGAGCCATGGCGCAGTTATTCGTTGGGTTTTTGGATCGATTAATTGAAGTAAATCGTGTATTTACCGGATTTATTGCCACAATGAATGTGGTAAAAGGCTCAACAGCCGCGTCTCGCCGCGAATACGAATTCCTGTTAGGAGTCGCAAATAAGTTGGGTGTTGCAGTTGAAACGACAACTACCCAATATGCTAAACTTGCAGCTTCTCTGAAAAATGTGGATAAGAGCGGTGAACTTACCCGCAACTTATTCGTAGCTATCTCTGAAGCTGCGGTTGTGCTGCACTCTAGGGGTCGTGACGTAACATTAATTTTTGAAGCGTTTCAACAAATGGCTTCTAAAGGCAAATTGAGCCTTGAAGAATTGCAACGTCAATTGGGTAATACACTCCCAGGTGCAGTAGGTTTGGCCGCCCGTGCGATGGGTCAAAGCGAAGCGAAACTCCGTGAAGGTATCCAGAAGGGTACTATCAACGTGTATGAGTTTCTTGCTAAGATCGCAAATCAGATTAAGAAAGAATATGGCGGTTCTGTGGCATACGCTGCTGAGCAATTCACTGCTCGTATGAATGTCATGAAAAACGCTGTATTCGAGTTATATCGAGTAATTGGCGAGTCTGGCGCAATGAAGGGTATGACTGAAGCCCTGAATAAACTCATCAAAATTCTGCAAGACCCACAAGTTGCAGCTATCATTGGCCATGCCCTTGAGGATTTATTTACCAGCATTGGTAACTGGATTGAGGATTTGGATGCGACTAAGGTCGAAGAATTCTTCTACACAATTGCAGCCGTAATAGTTTCACTTCAAATCGTATTAGAGTCAATCGTCGGTGCATTCGAAGACTTCAACACAGATTCTCAAACACCTCTGTTAGATGCGGCCGAATTTATCACATCCATCTTTATGGGTTTGGTGGATACGATTCATGCTGCAGGCTTACTGATTAAGCAACTAATTACCGATATTGGCACGGCTTGGGACAGTCTTGTCGTTGACAGTAATAAAGGCGTAGTCTCAATGTTGCAGCTTGAAGCTAAACTTGACTCGGCTACTGGTGGAGCGTTATTCACGGATAATCGTAGAAATGAACGAACCAAATTCTTAGCCGATATGGCCGCTCGTAAAGCTGAAGTTGATCGTCAACAATCCTCTATGGACCCTGATGGTAACTGGTCAAAAATCGGTGATCTGATGACTGGTGGTCAAAACAGTGCATTTGGTAAGAATGAAGCTCGATTCGCTGATTTACGTCATAATCTAGATATGTCTCGATTAGCTTCGAGATATAAAACTCCTGATGCGCCAAAAGAAAGTACTGACTACTTTAGTGCGATGAGTGAAGTTGATATCGCAAAAATAGTTCAAGACCTCATTAACAATGGTGCGAATGCTCCAGGTGGCAGTGGTGGTAAAGGTAAGGCCGACAAGAGTCTTAACGCCTTTATGCGCGAACGTACTAACCTGTTGAAGGACATTTCTCAAGCTGAAACTGAGTATCAAAATCTCCAAGCCAACCAACCAGAATTAATCGGTGAAAACGTAGCCAAAATTCGTACTCTCATCACTGAAGATGAGCGTTATATGAAGTTGAGTGGCGAACAGAAAACTCAGTTGTTGGCCTTGGCTAAAACCTTGGACGACTTGGCATTGAAAAAAGAAATGCTGATTAAGGTCATGAAGTATGAAAATGAAACCATGCAGCAATCTGCAGAACTTCAGGAAAAGGTAAATCAGCTTAAGAAGTACGGCTACGAATCTCAGTATAACGAAGCTTCAAGTGTCCAGAATTCGTTCGGTAAAGGTGGCGAAAACGAATTCTTGGATGCTATGAGTCGTCAAAAAATGATGGCCTCAGCTATGAAGCGTGATGCTGATGCCCGTAATTACGATATGGAAAAATACGCAGCCAGTATTCGCAAGTCCAACGAAGAACTTCTGTTTCAACAATCCTTGTACGGTAAAACAGCCGAGGAAGCTGAAAAATTGCGTAAATTCCACGAAATCGATTTGTGGTTGCAAGAAAAATCTGTCGGTGCAACTGAAGAGCAATTGGAATTGTATAGAAAATTGGCCGAAGTTCTCAAAGGCGAAGTTGTATCCGCTTTGGAAGAGGTCAATCAAAAGCAAAATAGTATCACTGAAGGCATTAAAGAAGGCATGGCTCGTTATATGGACGAAGCTGGTAATGCCTCTAAAGCGTTTGCTGATTTAGCTTATAAAGGTATTAAAGGCCTTGAAGATGCATTCGTAGAGTTTATCACTACAGGTAAAACCAGCTTTAAAGACTTGGCCCGTATGATGCTAGTCGAGTTAGCTCGCGTCATTATTCAGCTCTACATCATTAAGCCATTAGTCGACTATATCTCCAAGAAAATGGAATCTGGTTCCTCCGGTGAAAGTGGCGGTTCTGGTGGTTGGGTAGGAGCCTTGGTATCTGGTATCATGTCATTCTTTGGCGGTGGCGGTTCTCAACGAGGTAACGTTTTCGACAGTGGCGGAATGGCTAAATTCGCTAAGGGCGCATCCTTCTCAAACGGATTAGTTAATTCACCTACCAAATTCAATATCGGTGAAATGGGTGAAGCTGGTCCAGAAGCAATCATGCCATTGTCAAGAAATAGTAAGGGCCAATTAGGTGTCCATATGTCCGGTTCTGGCGGCGGAATGGGCGACATCAATGTTAACACCACCATTGTTATTAGCGATACTGGTGACAAAGCCGAAACTCAATCTGACGAGCAAAACGCCCGTCAATTGAGTGACTTGATTAACCAGAAAGTCAAGGAAGTTTTAGTCAACGAACGCAGAAACGGTGGTATTTTGTGGGGTATGCAAAATGGCCGCTGAAACTTTTAGTTGGTTAACTGAAGTCGATCCTACTGGTGATATTAATTACCTTACTCGTAGTGCGAAGTTCGGTGATGGTTATGGTCAAGAAGTAGCTGACGGCATTAACAACAAGCAGATGATGTGGAATGTCAACTTCTTCCAGCTAAATGCCGTTATCGATTTGATTGAGCAATTTCTCGATCGTCAGCAAGGATATAAGGCATTTTACTGGACTCCACCAAACGGTGTTCAAGGTTTGTATATTTGTAAGAAATTCACTCGTATTCCTCATGGCGGCCTTTATAGCGATATTTCGGCTACATTTGAGCAAAGGTTTGCACCATGACTGTAGTGGCAGACGTACAATCTCTTGAACCAGGCGCTATTATCGAGGTGTTCGAACTCGATGCTAGTGATATTGGTGGAGGTATTTTGCGTTTTCATGCCCATCTTCAGTCTAACATCATTATTTGGAAGGGTCAGGAGTATGAGGCTTGGCCTATTAAGGCTGAAGATTTCTCCATATCTACGGACAATCCGCCGGTACCAAAACT